GTTCCTCTCCAAATGGTTCGTGCCGTTGGTGAGAACACCTTCCAGCCTAAGATTGGATTCAAGACCAGATACGGTCTTGTTGCCAACCCATTTGCAGAAGGTAAGTCTTCATCTGCACCTGTTGATACACTTGGTCGTATCCAAACCAATTCAAACCGTTATTACAGAAGAGTTCTCGTTAAGAACCTTATGTGATAATAACCTTATTGGTTACAAATCGGGTCCCCAAAGGGGGACCCTTTTTTATTGGAAATAAATAGAAATAAAACATAATTATGTTAAATTCCCAAATTAGTAATAGAAATTTTTTATCTCCTAGTTGGTTTAAATTTTCTTTACAAAAGTATCCAAAGGTAGATTTTTTCTGCTCTGAAGCATCTATCCCAGGAATCAATTTGGGTGTTGCTGTGCAACCAACCTACTTAAAAGATATACCAATTCCTGGAGATAAATTATCTTATGATGATTTAACTTTACGTTTTAATATAGATGAAGACTTGCAGAATTACTTAACTGTTCACAATTGGTTGAGAGGATTTGGTTATCCAGAAAATCTCTATGAATATCAAGAACTTTTAGACTCTGACGATATTAATCCTGGAGTTCAAAATGCAAATTCAGGACAATCTAATGGTGATTTAATCATTTATAATAGTAATTATAAAGAAAATGCAGTTGTTAGATTTACAGGTCTTTTTCCTGTTTCATTATCTACGGTTAGTTTTGATGCTAAAATAACAGATACAAATTACCTTACTGCAGAAGTAGTTTTTAAATATACACTTTATGATATTATCAAATTATGAATATTGATGAAATTCAATTATTATGGGAAAGAGATTCCAATATAGACCCAGACAATTTACATCTAGAATCGTTAAAAATTCCATCTTTACATTCAAAATATTATAAGATTTATAATAATATAGTTTTATTAAAAAAGTTAGAAGAAAATAAGTATAAAATTTTAAGAAAAGAAAAATGGATGTATTACTCTGGAAAATCGGAGCCAGATGTTTATAAAAATAATCCATTTGACCATAAGGTTTTAAAACCAGATATAGATAAGTATATGGATGCCGATGAAGAAATTATTAAATCTATATCAAAGATTGATTACTATCAAACTATGATTAATTATTTGGATAGTATATTAAAAACACTATTAAACAGGACATATCAGATTAAAAATGCTATTGAATATATGAAATTTACCGCAGGATATGAATAATATAATAATACAGAAAAAGAACGAAATATATTTAAAGATTGAAACAGAACCACATATACATCAAGAATTATCAGAATATTTTACATTTGATGTTCCTGGTGCAAAGTTTATGCCGCAATATCGTAGCAAGCATTGGGATGGAAAAATAAGATTGTATAGCAATTATACAGGTGAAATTTATGTTGGTCTTTTAGATAAAATAGTATCTTGGGCAAAAACTAATGATTACACAGTAGAGTTTAAAAATAATAAATTCTATGGAACTCCATTTGAAGAAAACGAAATGATTTCTTATGAAGGAGTTTCTGATTATATGAATAAAATATCTAAACATAAACCAAGGGATTATCAAATCAATGCAGTTTATGATGCATTAAAATATAATAGAAAACTACTAATATCTCCTACTGCTTCTGGAAAATCTTTAATGATTTATTCTATAGCAAGATATTTTGTTGAAAAAGATTTAAAAGTTTTACTTGTTGTTCCAACAACATCTCTTGTTGAACAAATGTATAAAGACTTTGAAGAATATGGTTGGGATTCAAATGAACATTGCCATAAAATATATTCTGGAAAAGAAAAAACAACAAATAAAAATGTTGTAATTACTACTTGGCAATCAATATACAACCTTCAAAAATCTTTTTTTGAAGGATTTGATGTTGTAATAGGTGATGAAGCACATTTGTTCAAATCAAAGTCTCTAGTGACCATTATGAGCAAGTTGGATGACGCAAAGTATAGATATGGATTTACTGGCACTCTAGACGGTTCACAGACGCATAAATGGGTCTTAGAAGGACTATTTGGTCCTTCATATAAAGTCACTCAAACAAAGGACCTTATTGAAAGAGGACATTTATCAAAACTCCAAATTAAAGTTTTACTTTTAAAACATCCAGAGCACCAATTTAATGATTATGAGGAAGAGATACAATATCTAATTAATCATAATAAAAGAAATAATTTTATTAAAAATTTAGTTTTAGACTTGAAAGGAAACAGTTTAGTACTATTCAATAGAGTAGAAACTCACGGTATGCCACTTTACGAACTTATAAATAGTTCGGCATCAAAAAAAAGAAAAATATTTTTTGTTTATGGTGGAGTGGATGTTGAAGAAAGGGAAAAAGTAAGAGAAATTACTGAAAAAGAAAATAATGCAATCATTGTGGCTTCATATGGTACGTTTAGTACGGGAATTAACATTAAAAATCTACATAATGTTATTTTTGCTTCACCTTCAAAATCTAGAATCCGTAATCTCCAATCAATCGGAAGAATTTTAAGAAAAGGTGACAATAAGACACAAGCAATTCTTTACGACATTGCTGATGATTGCACTTATAAATCTCGTAAAAATTACACACTAAATCATTTAATTGAAAGAATTAAAATCTATAACGAAGAAAAGTTTAACTACGAAATTATTCAAATTAACTTTAACAAATAAATGGAAGAAGAATTTTATGCTACACTAAAATTAGTTTCTGGTGAAGAAATATTTTGCAAAATTTGTCCTTGTCCAGAGGAAAACAGAACATTATTAATATTGGATAATCCTGTAACAATGGAAACAATTAATATTAGACAACTTGGAATGTCTGGTTTAAAAGTTCAACCTTGGATTAAATTGACTGATGAATCTATGTTTATAATGGATATGGAAAATGTTATTACAATGACTGAAACTAAAGACAAAGAATTAATCAAAATATATGAAAAGTATATAAAAGAAAAAGCAAGAAAGACTGGAAGGTCTAAAGTAACTGAAAATATGGGATATTTATCTTCAATCGCAGATGCTCGTATAAAGCTTGAAAAACTTTATAAAGGTAATTGAGATATAATTTATCTTCAACCTTAACAGAGTGATTTTACTTCTATTGTTATTGTATTGTCAACCACAGTATATGTGCTATAATTTTAATTAATCACACAAAACAATCAAATAAAATTAAGTAAAATGAATAAAGTAAGAAAAAATCCACATTATGTAAACAATAAAGATTTTCACGATTCTTTAATTGTTTATAAAAGAAAAGTGGAAGAGGCAAAACTTAAGGGATTGCCAAATCCAAGGATTCCAGATTATTTGGGGGACTGTTTTTTGAAGATTGCTACCCATCTATCATATCGTCCAAATTTCGTTAATTATATGTTTCGTGAAGATATGATATCTGATGGCATTGAAAACTGTGTTCAATACATTAATAACTTTGATGTAAATAGAAATAATCCTTTTGCTTATTTTACTCAAATAGTTTATTATGCTTTTCTTCGTAGAATTTCTAAAGAAAAGAAACAAATAGAAATTAAAGAAAAAATTATTGAACGAAGTGGATACGAAGAAGTATTTACAGTTGATGATGATGGACTTTTTGGCAGTTCTGACTATAATACCATCAAGGACAATATTCAGATTAAATTGTATCAATGAAAATAGGATTAGTTACTGACACTCATTATAACTTTAAAAAAGCAAATAAAGATTTTCATAATTATTTTGCTAAATTTTATAAAGATATATTTTTTCCTACTTTAGAAAAAAATAATATAAAAACAGTTATCCATTTAGGAGATGCTTTTGATAATCGTAAAGGTATTGATTATTGGGCATTAGAATGGGCAAAGGAAAATGTTTATGATAAATTTAAAGAATTAGGAATTAAAGTTTATAGTATTGTTGGAAATCATGATGCATACTATAAAAATACTAATGAAATCAATTCAATAAATACTCTTCTTGATAGATATGATAATATTGTAAAAATATCTGAACCTACTCAAATTAATGTTAAAGGTATGGAAACAGTGTTTCTCCCTTGGATTTGCTCGGCAAATCAGGAAGAAACATTTGAACTATTGAAGGAAACTGATGCTAAAGTAGTTTTTGGGCATCTTGAATTGAGTGGATTTCCTCCCTATCCAGGGTATGTACATACAACAGGAATGGGAAAAGAAGTATTTGATAAGTTTGATAGAGTTTTTTCTGGACATTATCATACAAGAAGTAATGATGGTAAGATTTTTTATTTGGGAAATCCTTATCAAATGTTTTGGAGTGATGTAAATGACACAAGAGGATTTCATATATTTGATACTGATGATTATCAATTAGATTTTTATCAAAATCCTTATAATATGTTTGAGAGAATATATTATGATGAAAATAAATTAATTGAATATCAAGACAATGTAATTGAGAATAAAATGATAAAAGTAGTCATAAAAAATAAAAAAGACGAATTAAAATTTGATAATTATATTGATTCTTTGATTAAAAAAAATCCATTAGATTTAAAAGTTATAGAAACAGTTGATGTTTATGATAAAGATGTATCTTGTGATGATATCCCTACAGAGGATACAATGAGTATATTGGATAAATATGTGGAAGAGTCTCAGTTTAATTTGAATAAAAATAAAATTAAAAAACTTTTGAGGCAAGTATACCAAGAAGCATTAGAAATAGAATAATGTTTATACTAACAATAGAAGGAAAGGAAGAAGAAGGAGCATATGCAGTAATTGACGACGAAAATGAAAAGGCATTATACTTCTTTGAAGACGAAGATGATGCCAATCGTTATGCTGGTCTTTTAGAAGCAGAAGACTATCCAAAAATGGCAGTTGTGGAAGTTGACCCTGAGTTAGCAATAAGCACCTGCGAGACGTATGGATATCATTATGTTATAATAACCCCAAATGAATTTGTAATACCACCAAGAAAAAATGATTTTGTTCAAACAAATAACATATCGTAATTTTTTATCATCTGGAAATCAACCAACAGCAATTAAGTTTAACGATTATAAAACTAATCTGATAATGGGTTCAAATGGTTCTGGAAAAAGCACCATTTTAGATGCACTTTGCTTTGTTTTGTTTAATAAAGCATTTAGAAAAATTACAAAGAGTCAGTTAGTTAATTCTACCAATAATAAAGATTGTTTGGTGGAAATTTTATTTTCAATAGGAAGTAGAGAATACAAAGTTGTAAGAGGAATTAAACCGAACATCTTTGAAATATGGGTAGATGGAAATATTCAAAATCAAGCATCAGCATCTTCTGACCAACAAAAACAGTTAGAAGAAAATATACTTAAACTAAACTATAAATCTTTTACTCAAATTGTAATTCTTGGAAGTGCTTCGTTTGTTCCATTTATGCAATTGAGTACTGCAAACAGAAGAGAAGTTGTGGAAGATTTGTTAGATATTAAAATCTTTTCTGCTATGAACTCTGTCATCAAAGAAAAAATTAGAGATGCTAATGATTCTATAAAGGAATTTGAGTTAAAAGAAAAAATGACTCAAGAAAAAATTGAAATGCAAAAAAGTTTTATAGAATCAATAGATAAGACTGGAAAGGAAAACATAGAAAACAAAAAGAACCAAATAAATTCTATTGATGAAGAAATAGAAAATATAAATTCTATCAATGAAATAAAAAATAAAAAAATTCAAGAAGAACTACAACCAAAAACAGAACAATTAGTTGATGCAACTAAAAAAGTAAAAAAACTATCAAATCTAAAAGGAACAATTTCTCAAAAAATACTAACTATTAAAGAAGAAAATGATTTCTTTAATAAAAATACGGTATGCCCTACTTGTACACAAAATATAAAAGAAGATTTTAGGTTAAATAAGATTGTAGAAACAAAAAATAAAATAGAAGAACTTAATTCTGGATATATAGAATTAAAAAAAACCATAGAGTTAGAAGAAAAAAGAGAAGAGGAATTTAATGAAATTTCAAAAAAGATTATTTCTTTGAATAATGAAATATCAAACAATGTTGCTAAAATTTTTCAATTTAATAAGCAAAAAAGACAAATTGAACATGAAATTCAAGACATTGCCAGTAAAATTAAAAACAGAAATTCTGAAAAATCCGCACTTAATTTACTAGAACAAGACCTCCAAGAAATAAAGAAAAATAAAACAAAGTTAAAGGAAAATATTTCTTATTATGACTTTGTTCATTTTTTGATGAAAGATAATGGCATAAAAAGTAAAATCATTAAAAATTACCTCCCGTTTATGAATGCGCAGATACAAAAATATTTGCAGATGATGGATTTTTATATTAATTTTACTTTAGATGAAGAATTTAAAGAAACAATCAAATCACCAATTCACGAAGATTTTTCTTATGAATCTTTTAGTGAAGGTGAAAAAATGCGAATAAATCTTGCTATTCTTTTTACTTGGAGGGAAATCGCAAGATTAAAAAATTCAGTAAACACAAATCTTTTAATTCTTGATGAAGTATTTGATAGTTCTTTAGATTTTATGGGAACCGAATATTTTACAAAAATTCTAAAATACAATCTTTCAGACTCAAATGTTTTTGTGATATCACATAAAACTGATGAACTGATAGACAAATTTGATAAAGTTATTAAATTTGAAAAAACTAAAGGATTTGGTAAAATGCTTGACTGACAGGTGAACATCGTTTATGATAGATGAGGAAAAAGTATTAAAATCTATTAACTATGTTTGGTCCAGAAGATGAACGTAATCTTGCAGATAAGTATGTGTTTTCTGTAAATTCTGATGATATCATTAACATTGATAAACAAGTAAATAATGATAATGGATTCTGGAAATATAATGAAGATAAAATTCTTAAGCAACTTGAAGAGTATATTAAAGGAACTTATCGTCAACATTACGTCGATAGGACTGGTGGTGGAACAGAGCAAACATTAGATAAAATTAAACACAATCGTCGTGAGGGATTTTGTGCTGGTAATGTGACCAAGTATATTGACCGTTATGATACAAAAGGAACTCCTCGTGCAGATTTGTTTAAAGTATTACATTATACTATTCTTCTAATTAATCATTTGAATTTGATTGAAAATAAATGATATGGATATTCAAGAGTTTTTAAATTCAGAATTTGATTGGGGAGAAATATACGAACCTACAAATTTTGTGGCAAGAGAAATATTTTTTGAAAAAATATATGATTATTGGAGAACTGTTGAAGATGGTGATATTGTAGTTGATATTGGTTCTAGTGTAGGACCATTTGCATATAAATCACTTCAAAATAATATCAAAAAAATATATTGTGTTGAACCATCAAAATCCTTGATTCAAACTAATATAAAAAATCTTTCAAAATTTTTTATTGATTCTTTAGAAAATCCAGTTACGTTTATTAATTATGCAGTATCGGATGAAGACAACGAAGAAATAAAAGAGTCATCTTTTTATGATATTGATGTCTATGGGGAAAATAAAAAATGTAAGGTAATAACCTTTGATAATCTTGTAAAAAAATATAAAATTGATAAAATTAATTTTTTAAAGATAGATTGCGAGGGTGGAGAATATTCAATTTTTAATGAAAAAAATTTAAACTATATTAAGAATAATGTAGAATTTGTTGCCTGTGAAATTCATGTAAGAAACATTAAAAATGGAATGGAAAAGTTTATAAATCTTAGAGATAATTTTTTAAAAAACTTTTCAAGAGATAATTATAAATTTATGTGTTATGTTGACAATGTTTATGATGATGTGACAGACTGGATTTTTACTGAATTTGGATGTGACTATTTTTTAAAACAAGTTGAATTAATGCTTTATATCAACAATAAATGAAATTGAGAGGACCAATGAAACTAACTGAAAATACCATTAACATTCTTAAGAATTTTGCTTCCATTAACCAGTCTATTTTTGTAAAGAAAGGTTCAAAACTTAGAACTATTTCTGTTATGAAAAATATTCTTGCAGAAGCAGAAATTTCTGAAGAGTTTTCCCGTGAATTTGCCATTTATGATTTGAATGAGTTTCTTAATGGACTTTCTCTACATAAAGACCCAGAACTTGACTTTGCAAATGAATCCCATATTGTGATTCGTGAAGGAAAGAGAAAGGTAAAATATTTTTATGCAGACCCAGAAGTAATTGTATCACCACCAGAAAAAGATATTGAACTTCCATCTTTAGATGTTTGTTTTCAACTTGAACATTCGCAATTGGATAAGGTAATTAAGGCATCTGCTGTTTATAAACTACCTGACTTATCGGTTATCGGAGAAAATGGTGAAATTAGACTTGTCGTAAGAGACAAAAAGAACGATACTTCTAATGAATATTCAATCGTTGTTGGTGAAACAGATAATGAATTCACTTTCAATTTTAAAGTTGAAAATATTAAGATTGTTCCAGGTTCTTATGATGTGGTAATTTCAGAAAAACTACTTTCTAAATTTACAAGTGAAAAATATAATTTGACTTATTATATTGCTTTGGAACCTGACTCTACTTTTGGTTGATGGAGTTTCTTCTATATTTGACCCCCATTGGAAAACAAATTATTGACAATGTAATTCGTGCTGGATATCCAGTTCGTGAAAATATTGAATACTGTAAAGATAAAAATATTTTTGGGTATGGGGATTTTGATAAAATGGTGATATGTACTAAAAATATAAAAAATGGTGGTTATGACCTTGAGCATTATATAAACGAAACTGTTTACCACGAAGCAGTTCATATGGCACATATGTGCAATGGATATAAACCATTTTATATTAATGTGAAAGATATGCCTTTGCCTTGGGAGAAACTTGAAGACATTAAGAAGTCTGTTCAAATGTCAAATTCTTCTAGGCAAATGGAGCACGAGGCATATTGGATGGAGGACAAACCAGAAAAAGTGAATTATGTGCTCAAAAAATATTGTTTTTAGTATTGATTAAATTATGGCAAGTGAATTTCTTTATGTGGAAAAGTACCGTCCTCAAGTAATTGACGACTGTATTCTTCCTGATGATACTAAAAAAACATTCAAGGAGTTTGTGGCAAAAGGTGAGATTCCGAATCTTCTTCTTGCTGGACCTCCTGGTATTGGTAAAAC